GTGCTGGATGGCTTCAATTGTGGTCATTTTGTTCCCCCATTAAGTGTTGCGGTGAGGGTTGACACCATAACCCTTCAGGGCCTAAGGTAGCAACACCCCAACCGGCAAAGGTGCCAACCGGGGACAATCAGAGGAGGCCACCATGGCCATTTCATTGAAACGAACGGGCGACGTGTCTGCCCTCAACGTGCGGCTGCTTGTGTACGGCGCAGCTGGCGCGGGCAAGACTTCATTGATTCCCACACTTCCATCACCCCTCGTGCTTAGCGCAGAGGGCGGCCTGCTTTCGATCAAAGGCGCTGACGTGCCCTTCATCGAGATCAAGTCGATGGATGATCTCAAGGAAGCCTATCAATGGCTCACGGAGTCGGAGGAGGCCGCGCAATTCAAGTCGGTCGCACTTGACTCCATCAGCGAGATCGCGGAAGTGGTGCTGACGGCGGAGAAGGCGACCGCCAAAGACCCACGGCAAGCCTATGGGGCGCTTCAAGATCAGATGCAAATGATCATTCGCGCCTTCCGTGACCTACCCGGCAAGCACGTCTACTTTTCCGCCAAGATGGAGAAGGCGCAGGACGAGACGGGCCGCATTCTTTACGCCCCCTCCATGCCGGGCAACAAGCTGGCCCAGCAGCTGCCCTATTTCTTCGACGAGGTGCTGGCGCTTCGCGTCGAGAAGGACGCGGAAGGGGTACCCCAACGCGCCCTCATGTGTGCATCGGACGGCCTCTGGTCCGCAAAGGATCGCTCGGGGCGGCTCGATGCTTGGGAAGGCGCCGACCTTGGCGCTGTCATCAACAAAATCATGGCGGAGGGATAGCTATGACCTTTGAACCTAACCCGTTGGCGGTGGCAGTTGGTATGAGCGCGATGGCTCCGGCACGCACGCAGGAGCCGATGAAGTATTGCCAACGCTGCCAAGAGAAAAAGTCGCTCGATCTCTTCAACAAGAATCGAAGCACCAAGGATGGCCTGCAAGGCTACTGCCGCAAGTGCACGAGCGAGTTGAGCCGCGCACGCAACATCAAGCTACGTCGGAGCAAAGCGATGAAAAAAGCCGCTCAGCGGAAGAAAGAGCAGGCAGCAATCGCCGACCCGGTGAACAACCCCGAGCATTATAAAGCCGGCGGCATTGAGTGCATCGACGCCATGGTGCAGGTATTCGGGGAGGAGGCCGTGCGGACCTATGCTCGCATTAATGCCTTTAAGTACCAGTGGCGCGCTCCGTACAAAGGCAAGACCGCCGAGGACTACAAAAAGGCCCTTTGGTATCTGCGCTTTGCTGACGGGGATGATCCCCGCAAGGATCGGCCCAATGAGTGATCGCAACGCATTTGCGGCCTTTGCCATGCAGGCGCTGATTAAGCACCTCCCTGACCTTTTGAACGCAGACCCGAATGACCCTTATGAGTACCGGTCACTAGCATGGAAGGCCTTCCGCATCGCTGACGCCATGGTCAAGGAAGGCCGGGTGCAGGAGGTGAATCATGGCGATGCTTGAGCGTACCCCGACGCTGGCGGAGCTCATCGGCTTCTGGCAGGAGGCGAAGCAGTCCGAGAAGGCGTGGCAGGACCGTCGCCGCCTCATCGAGGACGAGATCGCCCAGCACCTTGAACTGACCGACATGGAAGGCGTGCAGACGATTAAGACCGACACGCACGTCATGAAGGTCACGCAACGGCTCAACCGACGCATCGACACTGATGCGCTGCAAGAGCTCGCGGCGGAGCACGGGCTGCAAGCCCACCTCGCCGACCTATTCCGTTGGAAGCCGGAGCTCAACCTCCGCCAATGGAACGATGCCGATGAAGGCATCCGCAAGGCCCTTGAGGGGGCAATCACCACCAAGCCCGGGCGGCCTTCGTTCGCCCTTGCAAACCCAAACGATAAGGAGCAGTAAAAATGGCACAACTTGGCCAAGTGTTCAGCGCCTCCGAGGCGCCTGCAAGCAATGACTACTCGCCGATCCCGGCGGGCTGGTACAACGTCCGCATCACCGAGGCGGAGCTCAAGGAAACGAAAGCCGGCAATGGCAACTACGTCAAAGTGCGCTATGACGTGACCAGCGGCGACCACGCCGGCCGCGTCATCTTCGGCATGATCACGGTGCGCAACCCCAACGCCAAGGCGGAGGAGATTGGGCGGAGCCAGCTGGCCAAGCTCATCCGCTCCATGGGGCTGGAGGAGGTCTCCGACACCGACCAACTCATCGGCGGTGAGATGCTGGTGAAGGTCACGATCCGTCAGTCGGAGGAGTATGGGGACAGCAATGAGGTGAAGGATTGGAAGGCGCAGAGCACGCCTTCTATCTCGAAGCCCAGCAGCCCTCCGCCAGCACCGACCGGCGGTCTACCTTGGAGCAAGTGATGACCACCCTGCCTCAGCCCATCAACACCCTCGCGGCGTTGATTGATCAGCACCATGAGGCAGTCAGCGAGCGCCCCCGATTCCACATGGGGGCGTCAGCTCTCGGCCACCACTGCGACCGCTGGCTCTGGCTCAACTTCCGGTGGGTGGTTGTGCAGGAGTTTCCCGGTCGGATGCGCCGCCTGTTCCGCCGTGGGCACATGGAGGAGGACGTGCTCATGGCCGACATGAGGGCGGTGGGCATTGTGTTCAGTGAGGCTCAGGCCAAGGTCGATTTTGGCGGCTTTGTGCGGGGGTCGGCCGATGCCGTGATTGAGCGGGGCGTGCCGGAGGCGCCGGGCAAGCGCCACGTCGCTGAATTTAAGACCCACAACCGTCAATCCTTCAAAGATTTGGTCAAGCACGGGGTCAAGAAGTCGAAGCCCCAGCACTGGGCCCAGATGCAAGTGTATATGCTCGGCCTTGATATCGACCGGGCGCTTTATGTGGCCATTTGCAAGGACGATGACACGCTCTACTCCGAGCGCGTGCGGCTCGACGTGGAGGCGGCGGAGTCGCTCGTGGAGCGGGGGCATAGGCTGAGCCTCGATGATCGCCTTCCCCCGCCCCTCTCAACCGACGCCACCCATTGGCGCTGCAAAATGTGCCCGGCCCATGGCTTCTGCCACGGCGAGGTGGCGCCCAATCGGTCCTGCCGGTCCTGTAAGTGGGCCCGCGCAAAGGACGACGCCACCTTTTACTGCGAGCGGCACGGAGGCACGATTCCGCGCAACTTCGAGCCCAAGGGCTGTGACGAGTGGGAGGTGATTGAGGATTTGGAGGTGCAGCACCGATGAGGTTCGATGTTGAGTTGAAGCGCTATCTGTCGCGGGGCATGACCTTGCAGCACCGGCGGCTTGAATGGATTCGACGACTGAAGAACGGCGAGCCGTACCAGAACCAGATGGAAGAGCGGGTCAAATGGAAGCAAGAGGTAGTCGCAAGGGCGGATAACCACCTCCCGCTGCCCGCCACTTGGGACATTTTGCCGACGTACTTTTAAGGAGGAGCGATGCTCCGCGATTACCAGCAGCGCGCCATTGCCGCGCTCTATGAATGGTTTAGAAACAACGCCTACGGCAACCCCGTGCTGGAGCTCCCCACCGGCGCCGGGAAGAGCCACATTGTGGCCCAGCTGTGCCGCGACATCATGGCCGAGAATCCGTCCGCGAGAGTGCTCATGCTCACCCACGTCAAGGAGCTCATCGAGCAGAACGCAGGCAAGCTCCGCGAAGCTTGGCCCAACGCGCCCATGGGCATCTTCAGCGCTGGCCTCGGCCGCAAGGACATCGACGCCATCACCTTCGCCGGCATCCAAAGCATTTACCGGCACGCGGCAAAACTTGGCCATGTGCACCTCGTCGTCATCGACGAGTGCCACCTCGTGAACAATAACAGGGACGGACGATACCGGAAGCTCCTTGATGCGCTCACCGAGATCAACCCGGACCTGCGCGTCGTGGGCCTCACGGCCACGCCCTACCGGCTCGGGCAGGGGATGCTTGATGAGGGCGAGGATGCGCTCTTCAGCGACATCATCAGCGTGGTCAGCATCAGCGAGCTCGTGGCGAAGGGCTACCTGTCACCCCTGCGCAGCAAGCTCCCGCCCAAGGGCCAGATTGACCTGCTCGGCGTTGGCAAGGTGGCCGGCGAGTTTAACCAAAGGGAGCTGGAGGCGGCGGCACGGCTCTCCGAGATCGAGGCCGTTGAAGCCATCATCCAATACAGCGGAGGCCGTGGCTCGTGGCTCATCTTCTGCACCGGGGTCGATCATTCTGATGAGGTCGCCTCCGCCCTGCGTCAGCGCGGCGTCAGCGCGGCCTCGATCACGCAAAACACGCCCAAGGACAAGCGGGCCGAGCTCATTGCCGAATTCAAGGCCGGGCGCATCCAAGCCCTCACCAACTGCAACGTGCTCACCACCGGCTTCGACCATCCCGGCATTGATCTCATCGCCTTCCTACGCGCCACCATGTCGGCGGGGCTGTACATGCAAATGGCCGGGAGAGGCATGAGGATCGCAGAAGGCAAGACCGACTGCCTTGTGCTCGACTTCGCCGGCAACATTGAGCGCCATGGCCCCGTGACCAACGTGAAGCCCTCGAAGCGCTCGCGG